CTCTCTCAATTTGTTGTCACTAAAAAATTTGTGATACACAAATATGAAAGACAAAAAAGTGGCAATAAGCCACTTATTGTCAAAAATAACATTAAGAAAACTAAACGCAAAGTCCATAAAACTGTTTTCAAACTTCACATTTAAATTTGTCTTAATTGGAATTGGTTCCCCATCCACAACCTTATCAAAAGCAGCTTCAAGCTTGCTCAAAGAACTCTTGAAACTACCACCCTCGGAAGCAATTTTTGAAAGAAGGTTAACAATGGTATTCAACGAGGCTGCCACTCCTTCGTTAACACCAACGCTAATACCCTCTTGCTTCAAACCCTTAAATGTATCAACGAATGATTCAACTAACTCATTGGTACGTTCGTCAACACCTATCTTGACGCCTCCACCAATATTGTTAATGGCTTCGGGCACTTGTGCAACGTTCCTAATAAAGTCAGTTAAACCACTTTGAACACTTAAATCCTTAGTTAATAGTTGACAATTATCCTGAACACAACTAGAACTGAAAAATTTGAGAAAATCTCCCATAATTTTCAAGTTCTCTTGAAACTGTTTTTCCTGATCTAAATCAGTCAAATCCAAGTTGATAACAGCAACCCTTCTTGGACAGGAAATTGTGGATGTGTTAATAGCAAGTGCTTTTCTTTGCTAACTGCTACACTCATTGCAACTAGCGCACCAGGTTCTCTGGAAATCTAACCCTACTGTCCCGGGCTGCGAAACACGGCGGTTTGATTAGTAGTCCTAAATAGAACTCCGTTGTGTGTGTTTTTGGACTAAACAGTAGTCCAACTGCCACTTTAACCTGTGGTAAGGCTTGTACGGCCACCAACCCATACAGTTCGTCTGATCAAAACAGGTGATACCCTGATTTGGGCGTGGTGTGGAAAATTTGGAGGGATTGTAAAGAAACCCTCACCTAACGGTCCCTACACCGGCTGTAAGCAACGGTTAACCACTGGAAAATAAACGCTATAAGCAAATTTATTCTCAAAATGGCTGCGACGTCATAGACAAATCGCTTTTCTTAGGGCTGTAGGGCAACCCTAAGGGCTGTTGGTCGTTACACCATTATACCAACTTTTTCACCAGGTTGCCAACCCTGGCGGTAAAAGACAAC